CATACCCCGCAGCATTGGATACTGCTACCCAGCAGCCGTCACCGTCCCCTACGACGGATCTTGACGCAGCCGGGTATGAACACGCGACGATTCACACTAACCATTCGGGTGCGTTGATTGCGGTAGAAACCAAGTTGGGCCTGACTGATTCGAATGCTACGTCTGGTGCGGTACTGGTTGGGTCGGGTGCATCTACGACAGCGTGGACGACTACCCCAACCATTGGTGGGAACACGACTGTTTCGGGGACGTTGACTGTTTCCGGTCAGGTGTTCACGCATCTGACTGTTGAAACCGATGCGACCACCACCCATGCCCCGGCTATTGGCGATGAGAACAAATACATTATCACGACGCACGGCACAGGGATCACAGTCACCCTGCCGCAGAACTCCGCTCAGGCATTCGCTATCGGTACGACTATCTACTATGAGCGCAATGGGGCCGGAACGCTTACGTTCGCTGCTGGAACTGGCGCAACGGTCACGTCGAAGGATTCGACTCTGACTTGTGGCGACAGGTATACGACGGTTTGTGCGTTGAAGATCGGTACGAACGCTTGGTCGCTTATCGGTAACATCGGTTAGCCCGATGTCCATGTTTCTCTCCGTGGTCGCCGGTCAGGGCGGCATCAAGGTTCCCGGCGCACCGGGAACGCTGTCGCTGGCTGCGGGTTCGCCCAGCGACACGGTTATCGCTCTGTCGTGGTCGGCACCATCCGATACGGGTGGTGGCACGGTTTCTGGTTACCAGATCAAGAAGAACGGCTCGGTGCTGGTGGCTGACACTGGTACTACAGGTACGACTTACAGCGCCACGGGTCTGACGGGCAGCACTTCGTACTCCTTCACCGTGGCTGCTATCAACGAGAAGGGAACTGGCGCTGACGGCAACACGCCAAGCCTCACGACCCATGCCCCGTTCCCTGTCGCTACGGGCGGCACGATCACCACCCACGGCAACTACAAGGCGCACACATTTACCGCTTCTGGGTCGCTGGTCTTCTCAACTGGTGGCCCGGTCAATGTTCTCAGCGTTGCGGGTGGTGGCGGATCAAGCACCGTTGTAGGAGGCGGTGCTGGCGGGATGCTCGTAGAGAGTCTCACGGCAGCCGCCGCGACCTACACCATCACCATTGGTGGCGGTGGCGCAGGGAACCTGAACGGCAGTGACACAAACCCAAACCTTCCTTCGGGCACCACCGCTGTCGGTGGTGGTAAATACCAGACAGCAGGCGGCTCAGGCGGTGGATCGAACGCTACGAGTCCCGGCGCTGGTACAAGTGGTCAGGGCAACGCTGGTGGGAACGGGGCCGACAACGGTGGGGGCCAACTAATCGGCGGTGGCGGTGGCGGTAAGGGCGCTGTCGGAGGCAACGCCGTTGGTGGTTGGACCTCCTACGCAGGCGCTGGCGGTGCTGGCGGAACGAACGATTACCGACTGGGTTCCAACGAAACCTTCGCTGGCGGTGGAGGTTCCGGTGGCGGTTCAGTCGGTCCACGCAGCACCGTCGGCGGCGCTGGAGGTTCGGGTGGTGGGGGGACAGGAACCACGAAGCCAAGCAGCAATACCGAAACGGGCGGCACGGATGGCACCGCCAACACGGGCGGTGGGGGCGGGTCCAGATCCGCCGGGGTCAACCACAACGGTGGCAGCGGGCGCGTGACCGTTCGCTACGAGTACCAGTAGGAGGCACGATGGCTCACTTCGCTGAACTGAACGAAACGAACACTGTTCTTCGGGTACTGGTTGTCCCTGATGAGCAGGAGCATCGTGGGCAGGAGTTCCTAGCCGACGACCTCGGCCTCGGCGGGACATGGGTCCAGACCTCCTACCGGACGCAAGGCAACATCCACGCTACGGGCGGTACGCCGCTCAGGTTCAACTATGCGGGGATCGGCAGCATCTACAACCCTGACGCCGATGTCTTCTATGCGCCGTCGCCCTACCCGTCGTGGGTGCTCAACACGACCACCTACCTGTGGGAGGCACCCACCCCGTACCCCGACGACGGCAAGTTCTATGAGTGGGACGAGGACACGACCTCATGGGTTGAGGTCGTCTAAGTGGCTATCCAATACAACCAGTCGTCCACCGACTACAACGCTTTAGAACACGAATACGGTGGCGCTGGTACAGCAACGTATGAACCCGGTTACCGCCTCAAAGGTGAGAAGTACCGGAGTGTCAACTATCAGTACCGTGGCGGCGACTCGTATGAAACCCATGCGATTACTGCTGCGATCACTGGGTCGGCTACTGCTACTGCCGCGTTGCTGCAAGGCCAGTTCGTTACGGGTGCGGTCACTGGCACGGGGACAGTAGTCGCCGCAATCGATTCGGTAATGATTACTGGGGCTTTTAGTGGTGCTGCAACAGTTACAGCAGCGATTATTGAGGATGCTTCGCTCACAGCGGCGATTACTGGCACTGCTACGGTTGCGGCTACAATCTTCTCGGAACAGTTTATTGATGCTGCGGTAACGGGCACTGGTGAGGCTACTGCCGCGATTGTTAGGGAAAGGCCGATAACGGCTGCAATAACCGGTACGGGTCTTGTGACTGCGGCGCTTATCGAAGAAGCGTTTATTATAGGTGCGTTTACTGGTACCGCGACACTAAGCCAGCCGGTAATCACCCATAAGGTACCACAGCCGGAACTTGTCCTTTCTATTACAAATGTAACAGGATCGCCATCTGATGAAGAGAAAGCCCAAGATACCCTCGAACTACTGGTAGGTGTGTAATGGCAACATACGATAAAGATGACCGGGTGCGGGTTACCGCCACGTTCAAGACTGCTGGTACGAATGTGGCTACGACCGCTACTTGTACACAACGGAAACCTAGCGGCACCGATGTCACCCCTGCCGTGCAGGGCGGGAGCGGCACTGGTATCTACTTTGTGGACATCGATCTGGATCAGATTGGTACACATACAGTCAAGATTGTTAGTACCGATGTTGTTATCGCTGCGGAAACGATTGAACTCGAAGTCGTCAAATCGGTGTTCGACCACTCGTGAGCGGATACGGTAATGTAGCCAAAGACAAGGGGGTAATTACACGTACCCTGTTTCTGGAAGCATTACACGAACACGGCAAAATTGAGGTTGCCTGCCGGATCGCTGGTGTCACACGCTCCGCATACGATAAGTGGCGTCAACGCATCCCCGACTTTTCTGAACGGGCAGATGCGATACGTCACGACGCTTTAACCCGTGGCGAAGAAGCATGGGATGGAAGTTTCACTTCGTTCCGTGGCAACTACTTTGGGCATTCCTCCCCGTGGTTTCATGTCCAAGCCATCGACGCTTACGAGAATACGCAGCCGGGTAACTTGACATTGATTCTGTGGCCGCCGGAGCATGGAAAGACCACACTGGCTGAAGATTACTTTTGTTACAAACTTGCATTAAACCCCGAGTTTCGTATCACGGTCGGATCTGAGGGGCAAGATATGTCTCGTAAGGTACTAGGTCGTATCCGTAGCCGTATGGAACCACAGGGTCCATTCCCACGGTATGTAGCAAAATTTGGTCCATTCGTTCCTCAGAACCAGTCTGGACGGAAAACTGCACAGACATGGGGTGCCGACTACTTCGATGTGTACAAGAAGCAGCGTCACGATGAGCGTGACTATTCGATGGTTGCGTTGGGTTGGAGATCGAAGATTGCAGGTACCCGAACCGATCATCTGCATGTGGACGATATCCAGTCACGGGTTTCTTTAAATCTGACTGAACAAATGTTTGAAGTGTTCCGGCAGGATTGGTTGACCCGCCCCGGTGAGAATGGAAGAACAACTCTTAACGGTACCCGTGTCGGTGAAGACGACTTTTATGAACGGGTAATGACAGAAATCGATCAGGATCTTCTACGAGTCATCAAATTCCCGGCGATTGTTATAAATCAAGATACTAAAGAGCCGGAACCGTTGTGGCCGGAAATGTTTACAATGGAGAAATTGGATCGTATCCGCCGCAAAGTCGGTGAGGATGCATGGTCACGAAACTACATGCAGGAACCGTCGTCTGCACAGTCGGCTACCTTCACAGATGACGCTATCCATAAGTGTTTGAGTCCACTACGATCAGTGAACCATGAACCACCAGAAGGCTGCACGATCTATATTGGGCTTGATCCTGCTCTCGGTTCCAACAATTGTGTGGTGGCTGCTACACCGCACGAAGGAAAACTTAAAATACTTTTCATTCGGGAAGATACTGGGCTAACCCGCAACGAACAGATCCTTGGTGTTGTTGAGGACACCGTATTGCAATGCATGAGGAACGGGGCCAGTGTTTCTGATGTAGTGATCGAAGCGATGGTGTTCCAGAAGGGGCTATCTCGTGACGAACGCCTGATCGAAATGACAGAACGATACGGGTTCAGGGTGCGGGAACACCTGACGGGTGTCAATAAGTATGATGAAACAATCGGTGTACCGTCGATGGCATTGTCGTTTATGCGCGGCGAAATTGATATCCCGTATGCGGAAGATAAGTCTACACGACACATGATGGATCAGTTTATTCGTCAGTTAAAAGCGTGGCGTCCGTTGAAGCGAGGCACGCGGTTGCGGCAGGATCAGGTTATGGCCTTCTGGTTTATCTGGATCTTGTGGCGTCAGCGTAAACAATCATTTGACCTAGACACTTCACAATTCAGTTTTAAAGGACTACCGTGGGGGTCAACTATGCCCGCCAGTAAGGTGTTTTGATGTATACCTTTGAAGACATTGTTGGCATCGTCCGGCAGCGGCAGGAGATGCAGTCTCCATTGATTCGTCGAATGCTAGATGTGCGGGATCGATATAACGGTGATTATGTTATTCCTATTCCATCGATGGATGATGAACCGGTTCTTCCAGCGTTGACACCTGCGTTGATTGCTGAGAATATTGATGCTGTTGCTCAACGGGCAGCGTCGGTACTGCCCTTTATCGGTTGTCCAGCGGTTGACCCGTCGAAGGAGCGGGGTGTCAGATCCCGCGAATATGCCGATATCCGACGTAGGGCATTGGCTTCAACATGGTATCAGTCCAAGTACAAGGTAAAGATTCGTCGCGCTTATCGACATTTGGCAGGCTATGCCACTACTTGTCTGGTTGTAACACCGGACTTTCAGACAGGGAGGCCACGGATCGATGTACGTGACCCGCTTGGTGTCTACGCTGAACCAAAGGCGTATGAGGATTACGATCCGCCATCGAATTGTGCGTTTGTACACGGCAAGTCAGGTGACTGGTTGCGTAGCCGGTATCCGGCTTCCCGTACTGAAAACGGTGGCCCTATCGAATCTGATGATAACGCTCGTCAGGAACTATGGGAAATCGTTGAATGGGTTGATGCAGACCAGATAGTTATTGGAATTCTGGGACCACGCTACGGTAATATGTCTCGGCACGATTCGTTTCATTCCGCATCAATGGAACTGTCGCGTTCATCGAACAGGGCAGGTATCCCCTGCGTAGTTACACCGGGACGAATCACTCTTGATAAGATTGCGTCTTCGATTTCCAATGTTGTTGGCATTGTGGATTTGATGGCGAAGATGATGGCTTTGGAGATCATGGCGCAGGAGAAGGCAATCTTCCCTGATCGCTACATTATAGGTCGGTCGGGTCAGGTGCCGATGATCGTCGGCGGCGAGTGGAAGGATGGCCGTGAGGGGAAGGTAAACGTCCTGCTTGATGCTGAACAGATCGGAGAACTCCGGTCGGCACCTGATCCGTCCACTAACATTGCAATCGATAGATTGGAGCGCAATGCGAGAATCTCTACCGGAACAGTACCTCAAATTGGTGGTGAGTCATACGGGGCTTTGCGTACCGGACGAGGTATCGACGCCCTCATGGGTGCCGCTATGGACCCGCGTATTCAGGAAATGCAAGAGATTATGGAGGCTCACCTTCCACATCTGAATGAATCCATTTTCGCTACTTATAAGGGTTACTTCGGGGCGAAGAAGTTCTCTATGTACACCGGGTATGCTGGAGACTTCGGACAAGTTGTATTCACTCCGAACGAGCACTTTGAAACATTCGACAATGTGGTATCGCATTCGATACCCGGTGCGGACATTCAGTCAACAACCATCCAGTTGGGACAGTTGTTGGGTATGAAGGGTATCAGTTTGCGTACCTTCCGAACCAAGCACCCATACATTGATGATGCAGAGATGGAGGGGCGACGAGTCGATGAGGAGCAGTTGGAAGAGGCTGTTATCGCCGCGATCCAGCAGCAGGCTTTGTCGGGTCAGTTGCCAGTGGTGTATGTCTCTAAGATTGAGAAGCATCGCAAGAAGGGTCTTGACATCTTTGAGGCTATCGAAAAAGCGGATGAGGAGATACGGAAAGAGCAGGCTGCTATAGCACCTGCCCCGGAAGAGGGCATGGCTATGGCCCCTGAGCAGGCACCCGGTTTGGCGGTGGCACCGCAGGGTATGGCACCACAGGGTATGGCACCGCAGGGGCCACCACCCACAGGTGAGTTGTCACCAGACAATGAGCGGCAACTTGTTGAAGCATTGAGGACACAGTAATGCCACGGCACAATAAGAATAAGGGAGGGACGCTACCGGCTGAGGCACCGGGGTTGGAGGCTGGTGCCGCTTATGGGGAACAGGGGCAGAATCTTATGGCCCAAGATCCCGAAACGGGTGTCCCGTTGCCAGATAGGCGTACACAGGGCGGACCAGTCTCAGCGATTGCCCCATCTGCACCGGAACCCGGTGGGCCTGCACCTGCCCTTCCGATTGATGTTGCAGGCAACTTTCCTAATACGGTCACACCTCTTACTGCTCCGGGTCAAGGCATAAATCAAACATCTTCTCCTGTCACTATTTC